GATGTTTCAGGATTAACTTTTGGAAGTCATGGTTATTATTTAGATTTTGAAGATAGTTCAGCTTTAGGTGATGACGTGTCTGGAAACAACAATGATTTTACTCCATCTAATTTAGCCGCAACAGATCAATCTACAGATACTTGCACAAATAATTTTGCTACTGTAAATGCTTTAGACCCATCTGCTGGAACTTTAGCTGAAGGAAATTTAAGATTAAGTGCATCAACAAGTCCCAGAGGAACTTTTGGTTTTAGTCAGGGTAAATGGTATTGGGAAATAAAATTAATAACACAAATTAATGACCAACAAGCAGTAGGAATTTGTAATGAAACTTTTACTACAAGTACAGAAATCGGTACAGATGCAAATAGTTGGAGTTATATTATTCAATCAAACGCAAACAATGGTCAAACAAATCACAATGGCTCTTTAACTCAATTTGCTACACTCTCTGCAAACGATATTATAAATGTTGCCGTTGATATGGATAATCAAGCAATATATTTTGGTAAAAATGGAACTTATCAAAATTCAGGTAACCCAGCTTCAGGTTCTTCAAAAACTGGTGCAATATATACAAATTTGCCAACTTCTGGGTTAATATTTCCATGTTTTAGAAGCACAACAAAGTCTGGCACAGATGGAGTCATTGAAGTAAACTTTGGCAACCCACCATTTTCAATCTCATCAGGCAACGCAGATGGTGAAGGTTTTGGTAATTTTGAATATGCTGTACCTTCAGGATATTTTGCGTTATGTTCTAAAAACTTATCGGAGTACGGAGGATAGATGGCTTACACAACTATTGATAACCCGGGTTTATATTTTAATATTAAAATTTATACGGGTACAGGAAGTTCTAATGCATTAACTGGAATAGGATTTCAACCCGACTGGGTCTGGAATAAATCTAGAAGTGCTACAGGTGATCAAGCATTAACAGATTCAGTAAGAGGAGTAACAAAAGAAATAAATTCAAGTGATGGTAGTGCAGAAGAAACTGTGGCACAAGGTTTAACGGCATTTGGTTCAGATGGATTCACAGTGGGTTCAGATGGCTCTTACAATGCAGGTTCAACAACCTATGTAGCTTGGTGTTGGAAAGCTGGAACAACTGCGTCTGGCTCAACAAGTGGATCAGGAACAGCCAAAACTTTTAGTTCTAGCACAAGCACCACTTCTGGATTTAGTATTGTAAAATATGTTGGAAACGGTACTGCAAATCATCAATTTCCACATGGCTTAGGGGTTAAACCCGCTATGGTTTGGATTAAAAATTTAACTGATGGCTCAACTAACTGGCAAGGTTACAACAAAGATTTAACCGCAACAAAAAGTTTTAAACTAAATTCTACAGATTCACCAGCAACAACAAATAGTGTAACCAATGACGTAGAACCAACGACTACTGTATTTAATCTAGGTAGTGCTGGTGATGCTAATGGCAATAACCAAAATCATATAGCTTATATGTTTGCTGACAAACAAGGATTTAGTAAGATCGGTCAGTACACAGGTAACGGAAATGCTGATGGAAGATTTTTATATCTTGGTTTTAAGCCTGCATTTATTGTAATTAAAGATATTTCATCAACTGATCCATGGCACATAATAGATAATAAACGTAGTCCAATAAACTTAGCGAAGGCTAGATTATTTCCAAATAATACTAATGCTGAAAATACCTCTGCTGATATTTGTGATTTTGTATCTAATGGCATAAAGTTCAGGGGTACAAATGATGGTTTCAATGGTTCAAGAACATATATGTACATGGCATTTGCCGAGTCACCTTTTGTAAATTCTAATAAAGTACCGAACAACGCGAGATGATTGATGCTGCAGAAGATACAATTCTTACCTGGATTTAATAAACAAGTCACAGCCACAGGTGCGGAAGGCCAGTGGATTGATGGTGATAATGTAAGATTTAGATACAACACACCAGAAAAAATTGGTGGTTGGGCTCAACTTGGAGAAAATAAACTTACAGGTGCGGTTAGAAAAACACATCACATTGTTAATAAGTCAGGTAGTAAATTTTCTATTCTAGGCACGAACAGAATTTTATATGCATTTAATGGAGGTATCTTTTATGATATTCATCCGATTAAATCGACAAACACTTTATCAAACGCTTTTACAACCACAAACGGATCAACCTCTGTTACCATTACATTTTCTACTTCGCATAACATTAATGTAAATGACATTGTTCTGTTAGATAATTTTTCTACCATCACTAATTCTAATTACAGTGCATCTGATTTTGATGATAAAAAATTTATGGTGACTTCTGTGCCAACAACAACCACCATAACGGTTACCATGCCAAGTGCAGAAACAGGTTCAGGTGCAACGGCATCCGGTGGTATTCGAGTTAGACATTATTATCCTGTGGGTCCAGCACAACAAACTCCTGCCTTGGGTTGGAGTCTAGGAACTTGGGGTGGTGAAGTTTTAGGTAATGCACAAACGACTTTAGTTGGCGCAATCAATGACTCACAAACAACGGGTATACAATTAGCAGACTCATCTCAGTTTCCAACATCAGGTACAAACTTTATTCAAATTGGAACGGAAGAAATATCTTACACAGGAATAAGTTCAGACGTTTTAACAGGTGTTACAAGAGAAGTAAGAAACACAACTGCAGCAGCGCACTCAGCAGGTGCAACGATTGAAAATACTTCTGACTTTGTTGCTTGGGGCGAAGCTGCAAGTGGTGACCAAGTTACAGATCCTGGATTATGGTCAATTGATAATTTTGGAGATAAGATTATTGCACTTATTCATAATGGTGAAGTTTTTGAATGGGATTCAAATGCAGCGAATGCAGTTAGTAATCGAGCAACGATTATAACAGGAGCACCCACTGCTTCACGTGACATGGTAGTATCAACACCAGACAGACACTTAGTTTTCTTTGGAACCGAAACAACCATTGGAGATAAGACGACTCAAGATGAAATGTTTATTAGATTCTCGTCTCAAGAAGATATTAATACTTACACACCAACGGCAACCAATACAGCAGGCACACAAAGACTAGCAGATGGTTCTAGAATCATTGGAGCCGTTCGTGGTCGAAATGCAATTTATGTTTGGACGGATACCGCACTATTTACGATGCGTTTTATTGGGCCACCTTTTACCTTTGGTTTTGAACAAGTTGGAACAAACTGTGGTTTGATTGGTCAGAATGCAGCGATTGAAGTTGATGGTACGGCTTACTGGATGTCAGAAAATGGATTCTTTAAATACGCTGGTAATTTAGAAACGATGGTTTGTTTAGTTGAAGATTTTATTTATGATAATTTAAATACAACAGCAGCTCAACTCATTAACGTTGGACTTAATAATTTGTTTGGAGAAATTACCTGGTTCTATTGTACAGCAACATCAAATGTTGTTAACCGAATGGTAACTTATAATTATTTAGACTCATCAGCACAAAGACCCGTTTGGACGACAGGAACACTTGCAAGAACAACCTGGGTTGATTCTTCTGTGTTTGGTTTACCTCATGCAACCGAATATAGTATTTCGGTTGATGGTTCTTTTGATGTTGTTGGAAATACAGATGGTTCAACAGTTTACTATGAACATGAAAAAGGTACAGATGATGTTACCACGACTGCGATTACAGCGATCGCTGCAAACATACAATCAGGAGACTATGATATTAATGGTGAAAGTTTAGGGGGCGATGGAGAAGTGATTATGAAAATTAGAAGATTTGTTCCAGACTTTGTTTCACAAACAGGCAATACACAAATAACATTAAATTTAAGAAACTACTCGAACAACTCACAAGCTAGTTCACCTTTAGGTCCTTTTACGATTACATCAAGCACCTCAAAAGTTGATACTCGTGCAAGAGCAAGAGCAGTATCGTTAAAAGTAGAAAACACAAGCGCAGGTCAAGACTGGAAGCTAGGAACTTTTAGATTAGACCTACAACCGGACGGAAGAAGATAATGGCAAAAATTGTACAAGTTTTAACAAGACCTGGAAAAGAATACCGA